CTGGGCGGCTCCAACCATCGGGACGGCCTGAGCATGTCGGCGGCTGCGCCAGAACACCTGCAGGTCAAGAGGCGCTCGACGACCTATATCAAGCGCCTGGCGTTTGTCGCCACGAATGCGGTGGTGCTGCCGGGCGTGACGGTTGGCGAGGGCGCCATCCTGGCGGCCGGGGCGGTGGCTACCAACGACGTCCCGCCCTGGGAAATCTGGGGCGGCGTGCCGGCACGTAAGATCGGGCAGCGAACCAAGGGGGACGTGGGCCTATGGCCAGCGGAGTAGAGTGGGAGGTGGACGCCCAGGCGCAAATCAGCGAGGCGCTGGACGCTTGGCGGCCGTTCGTGGCATTGTTGATCGCCCTGAACAGCATGCTCAAGGCGGCGAAACTGCCTCTGCTGCTGCGCTGGGCAATTGTGGTACAATATGCCAGAGCCTATATGACAAAAGTCGGTGCCGATCGTGAGTGAGATTCTTTTACCGGGCCAGGCTCCATTTCGGAGCGCACAAGGTGCCAGATTGCAGCCCAAGCTCGTCACCTTCGAGGAGCTGCGGGTCAAGCTGCTGCCCTACTGCCTGGGCTGGGCCTGGGCCGAAGATGCCATTCGGGATCTATGGCTCAAAGGGGCGCCGGTGCCGACTGCACCGCATACGCCTGAAACCCGGGTGCTGCTGCCCGGCCAATTTCGCGCCTGGTGGGGCGAGATTCAGCAGCGGATGGGTCTACCTGTCGGCGCATCCGACCTGTACAACCAACTGACAGGGTCATACCGCACACAGAGCGGGTTTACCGGAGGCAAGCGTGACTAAGAACCAGACCACCAACCCGACGCCGGGGGAAACGGGCGCTGCGGTGGTCGTCGATGACGTGGCAGAGCCGAACGTGCCTGCTCAGACCATACCGGCCCAGGAACCTGTGCCGGCCGCCGAAAAACCGCAACCTGAACGGGCGCCTGCGCCGGTCAAGCCGGAGCCTAGCGAGCGCACCTTCACCCAGGCCGACGTCGACCAGATGATCAAGGAGCGCCTGCAGCGCGAGCGCGGCAAGTTTGCCGATTACGAGACGCTGCGGACTGCCGCCGGCGAGCTGGAGGCCGTCAAGGCCGAGCTGGCCAAGCTGAAGGGCCAGGCCGAATCCGCATCGGGCGAGGCCGCCCGGCTGCGCGTCGAGACGGCGATCGTGTCGGCGGCGGCCAAGCTGGGCTTCACCGATCCTCTGGATGCGGTGCGCCTGGTGGACATCAGCAAGTTGCCGGCCGACGACGCGGCCGGGGGGCTGGATGCGGCGCTGCGGTCATTGGCCGAAACGAAACCCTACCTGGTGCGGCGCAATGCGCCGGCCCTGTCCCCGGCGAATCCGAGCCGGGAAACTGCGCAACCCATCGGACGGAGCGACGCGGAGCGGCGGGCCGAGTATTTCGGCGGCGGCGCTTCGGGCTTCTGGGATGGGCGGGGCAGCTCAATAAGCACCAAGACCGAGGAGTAGCCTCATGGCTGTTACTACCACCTCAGCGTTAAACTCGCTGTTCAATCAGATCTACGAAGACGCGATCTTCGTGGCCCGGGAAACGAATCTCATGACCAACCTGGTCAAGACGTATTCGGCCCGGGGCTGGATGTCGCGCTACTTCAAGACCCGCCCCCAGATCACGGCGCAATCCGTGGCCGAGAACGTGGACTACGCTAACCCGACCACGTTCGGGGTGACCGAGATCGGTTCGCTCACGCCCGGCGAGGTGATGGCCCAGGTGGTCATTACCGACCGGGACATCGAGACCGATCCCGACGACGCACGCAGCCAGGCGGCCCGTGAAATGGGCGGGGCTGTGGCCACCAAGATCGACACCGATTTGGTTGGCGTTTTCGCATCCTTCGCAACTGACAAGGGACCGGGCGCCGGCGCGGCAGCCACGATCGCTAAGTTCGCCACGGCCATCGCAGTGCTGCGCAACAACCTCACGCCCAACCCCATTTCCATCGTGGTACACCCTTACGCCTGGCACGACGTCTGGGTCGAGCTGGGCCAGCCGGCCTCGCAGAAGGTGCTCCTGGGCGACGTGGCTAACCAGGCGCTCAACGACTACTTTGTCGGCGAGTGGCTGCTGTCCCGCTGGTACGTTTCGGCCAACATCGCCGAGGACGCGAATGATGACGTGGTCAACGGCGTGTTCAACGCCCAGGCGATCGCCTTCGACTCGCGCAAGACGCCCGGCGTGGAATGGGAACGCGACGCCTCCCTGCGCGCCTGGGAAGGCAACATCGTCGCCGGCTATGCCTACGGCCTCGGCCCGCGGCCGACCTGGGGCGTCAAGTACACCTGCGACGCCACTGAGCCGGCGTAAGGAGCATGACCATGTTCGGTTCTAAGACCATTCACTCGGTCGTCGTCACTCTGGACTACGATCCGGCTGCCGATCAAGTTTATCCGGTGTTTAAGGCCCCGGTCGCCTGCGAGATCGTGGGCGCCTGCGCCGTGATCGCCGACACCGTGGCCGCGGGCACGGATAACTACTTCTCGGTTGCGCTGCTCAACGGTGGCGCCACCGGCGCGGGCACCACGGTCCTGGCCGCGGCTGTCGGCGGCACTCCGGGCTGGGTCGGGCTGACCCCTAAAGCGTTCACCATCTCCGATGGCACGCTGGCCGCGGGTGACGTGGTGACCGCATCCTACGATGAGACCGGCACCGGCACCTTCGGGGTGATGAACATCCAGCTCGATTACGTGCTGGGTGTGGGCGCCTGACGAGGTTAAGCTATGGCTGTGCGGGCTGGTATGGATGCGCTGATCACCCGCTGGCGGCGGATGGTCAACGACGCGGACGGCAATGTCTGGACTACCCAGGAGGCCCAGGATATTCTGGATCTCGTGCGGGTGGATTTCTACCAGGAACCGCTGGAGATCCAGCGGCGCCAGATCGCTCCCAACGTCGTTGACTACCGCATCTATAAGTGCCGGTACACCGACCTTGAGGGGACGGCCTCCGGCACGCTGGTGTGGCGTCTGTACGACTCGACCGGCACGTCCGTATCATCGGCCTACACGGTCGATTACCAGCGCGGCCTGCTCACCTTCACGTATGACCAGGCCGGCTCGACCCGCTATCTGGATGGCCGGTCCTATGACGTGGCGGCGGCGGCGGCCATCGGCTGGCGCGAGTTGATGGCGACCAAGGCGAGCTACTTCGACTTCTCGACCGACGGCCAATCCTTCTCGCGCTCGCAGTGGTTTAAGCACTGCGAGCTGATGGCCAACCACTACGATGGCCTGGCCAAGCCGATGAGCTTTGCCCCCAGCGCCCTGACTCGCACGGACATCTGCCCATGACGCTGCTCACGGACGCCGAAATAACCGGCATGCGGGGCACGATCGACGACAGCTTGCCGAGTACGGCGACCCACCAGACCGTCACCGAAACGGCTGACGGCATGGGCGGGCGCAGCCGGGCCTGGGCGACCGTGACAACCTACGCCTGCCGGCTCTCGCCGATGGGCGCCCTGGAGCGGGTGCTGGGCTCCCGATGGGCCAGCGTGGGCGACTGGGTAATTACCCTGACGCACGACGCGGCGGTGGAGGTGGACGACCGCCTGCTCGTATCTGGACGCACCTTTACGATCAAGGCCTTGCCGGTGGGCCGATCCTGGGAGCTGAGCCGGCGCGCCATCTGTGTTGAGGTGATATGAGCTACTTGCCGAAGAATGCCGGGGTTTCCTTAGCCTTGCCTTTCGGGTGGCAGGTGGCACAGACCGTCACAAGATTGGAGTCGTCGTTGTGAGTTTTGTCGCCGTCGATGTGATGAACGTGCAGCAGCTTGCTGGATTTGGGAAATTCCTTCCCGCAAATCTGGCAGGTGTAGTTGTCGCGTTTACGGATGCGGCGCGCGATACGCTTCCAGTCCGGTGCGTAAGGCCACTTGGCGACGCCACCCTTCCAGGCCGGATTGTTGGCGCCGGCAACCGCACCGCTGCGGGCCAGCGATTCACCTTGCGAGCGCAGGGGAATGCCGAGCTTGCGGGCTGCTTTGACAAGCGTTCCTCGATCAACACCGCAGTACGCGGCAAGGTCGGGCAGCGTGCGGCCTTTGATGATGTACTGGTGCTTCCAGAATTTCAGGTGCTTGTAGGGCGCGTCTTTGCGATAGTGGCCCGGGTAGTAAGCCTCCCAGCGGTTCGCATGCTGGTCCCATTCGGTGGGCAGTCCGCAGCCGCACTTGCACGCGGGCGGAGCGCCTTGCGGCAAGTTCTTGATGGGCTTGCAGGTCTTCCCAAAATGGGAATCGCTCGCAGAGCGCAGCGCAATGCCGGCCCGCTTGAGATGATAGATCACGCAGTTTGCCGTGACCCCGTACAGGTCGGCAATCTCGGCGGCGCTCGGCCACGTTCCATCGGGCTTGCGCGTCTGGTACAGGCGCTCGATATCTCGGCGCTGTTCGTCGGACAGCTTGCGGTTCGTCTCGCCCTTGGGCATTTGTGCTCCTGGGTATGTGCTTGTATATCTATACTAATGCAACGTGCTGAAATAGTCAAGCACAGAAAGGAGCTTGAGCGTCCATGCGCATTCTTTGGTCCAGTAATGCCATATGGGCGCACTGACTCTCGCCTCCGGGCGACCGGGGGCGAGAGTCAGTGGAAGGTCCACACAGGATACGGAGTACAGGCTCGCTATCTGCTGCCGCGCTTCAAAGCCCTGGGCTACGAGGTGGCGCAGTTCGCATGGTACGGCCTGCAGGGCGCGTCGATCATGGCCGGCGACATTCGGCTGTACCCGGGCCTGGGCGACCACTTTGGTTCTGAGGTGATCGGCGAGCACGTCGCTCACTTCAAGGCCGACCTGGTGATCTCCCTGCAGGACATCTGGCCGTTGCCAGAGGACTACGGCGAACGCTGCCGGCCGGCCCGCTGGGCAGCCTGGTATCCGGTCGATCATAGTCCATGCCCGGAGGCGGTCACCGTGCGGGCCAAGAAGTGTGACTATCCGGTCGTGTATTCGCGGTTCGGTCTGACCGAGAGCCTGGCGGCGGGCATCGACAACGTCCACTATATCCCGCACGGCGTAGACACCACCGTGTTCAAGCCGGGCGACAAGCTGGCGGCCCGCCAGCGGCTCGACTTCCCGGAGGACGCCATCGTCGTGGCGATGGTGGCGGCCAACAAGGACTATCCGAGCCGTAAGGCGTTTCCGCAGAACCTGCAGGCATTTGCGGCGTTTCGGCGCAAGCATCCCAAGGCGCTGCTGTACCTGCACACGGAGATCATGGGCGGGCGGGCCGGCGTGGATATGCTCAAGTTGCTGGCGGCGTGCGACATCCCCCAAGAGGCGGTGCGCTTCGTCGACCAGTACGCATACCAGGCGCTTGGGCTGCCCGATACCTACATGGCGACGGTCTACCAGGCTGCGGACGTGCTGTTGGCGGCTTCGATGAGCGAGGGCTTTGGCATCCCGATCATCGAGGCGCAGGCCTGCGGCTGTCCGGTCATTACGACCGATGCCACGTCGATGCCGGAGCTGACTATCAACGGCATCGCCACGGCGCCGGCCCAGAAGTGGTGGACGCCGATGGACAGCTGGATCGCGCTGCCGGACCCGGACGCAATCGCCTGGGCGCTCTATGAGATCCAGAAATGGCGACCGGAGTTCCGGGCCGACATGGCGGCTGAGGGCGTGGCCCACATCGCCGAAAACTATGACTGGGACAACTGCATCAACAACTACTGGCGGCCGTTCCTGGCGCGGGTAGAGGCGGACATCGAGCATGAGCGACATAACGGTCGAGGTGAAGCTGGATACGCGCAGACTGCAGCAGTTGCTGTTCCGCATCCCGCAACAAACTGACCGGGCGGTCGGCAAGATTGCGGAAGATGCGGTGCGCACGATGGCCCTGCACATGGACGAGCCGAAAAC